TTTAAATACTGGAATTCCAAATTCTTTGACAAGTGCCAGTTTTAGCGAAAGTGGTGGGCAGTTAAAAGGGTTAACAATAGGCTACAGAACAGATGAAACAACTGCTGTTATTGCCGCAAGAACTGCAACAGGTGATATAGCTTTTATGGGTTATAATGGTGGATGGTTAGAAACTGCAAGATTTACAAACGATAATAGATTAGGAATTGGAACGACTTCACCTACTTCAAAATTATCAATATTTGGTTCGCAAGCTGCTATAGATATAACAAGAGGTAATTCTGGAGATTCTAAATGGGAATTTTCTTCTGATTCAACTGCATTATATTTTTCAGAAATGTCAACTGGCACTCGTGCCTATATGATGGCTATAAAAGAAACAACTGGAAATGTAGGAATCGGAACGACTTCGCCTGATAATATTTTACATATAGAAACTTCTAACGCTGGTGGTCCACAAATACAATTAGAAAGCACATCTGGTACAGCTAGTGCAGCTTTTATTAATTTTGATAGTACTAGTTTACAATTGTCTACTCAAAGAGATATGGTAGATGGAGATTGGTATGATACATCAAAATCTTGGGGCGGAATAAATATACAAGGTCCAGCAAGCGGCTCTTTTATTACTTTTCACACAGCAGGAGCATCAAACACCAGCCCTACAGAAAGAATGCGTATAGTTCCTGCTGGTGCAGTTGGAATTAATAATAGTTCCCCTGATAGTTTTAGTGGTGGTGGAAGCACAGCCGCATCATTAGTTATAGGTAAAGGAACAAGTGGTGTTTCACCGCATATAACATTGTGGCAAGGTAATTCAGCTCAAGCCGCTATATCTTTTGCAAGTGCTAACACTGGTGCTGGTCAATATGAAGGTAGGATTCGTTATACAAGAGATACTGGTGTAATGGATTTTAGAACTAATGGTGTAGCTAATGTGTTGGTTTTAAATGCTAGTGGCAACGTAGGAATTGGAACGACTTCGCCTAATGAAAAATTACAACTTGCTGGTAATCTTAATGCATATGCTCCTGGTGGTATTGATGCTGGTTTATTCGCAAGTACGGCCGCAGGTTCTACAACTATTGCAATAAGATCAAGTGGTGTAACTCATTTTAATGGTGGTAACGTCGGGATCGGGACGGCTACGCCTGGAAGAGGTTTAACTATTGATAAATCTAATCAATATGCTGCACTTGAAATAATAAAAAATAATACAACTAACCAAATTGTTTATTTAGGTACTGGTTCCAGTGCAGGAACTGATGATCCTATTCTGCAAATGAAACATAATGGCACAGAAAATATTAGATTATATGCGACTGGTAATAGTTGGATTAATGGCGGCAACGTAGGAATAGGAACTGATTCGCCTGGGGCTAAATTAGTAGTTTCAAATAGTGGGGCATTAGGATATGAAATAGACCCTTTAAATGCAAGTGGAGAAGTAGTTTCTATATTTTCTTACAATAGGTCAACTGCAGCTTGGAAAACAACTAGATATTCATCACTAGACCATAGATTTGAAATCAATGGTACTACAGAAGCAATGCGTATTACAAGTGGGGGGAAAGTTAATATTGGACAAGGAACAAGTATTACAGGATTTTTAAATATTGAACAATCAGGAAATCATATTCATTTAAGAAATGGTGCTGCAGCATCTGGCAAATATTGGAATTTTGATGTAGCCAGTCAAAATAGATTATACATACTTAACAATGGAGATACAGGTGTTTATATAACAGATGGTGGCACGTCTTGGACTGCAAATTCTGATGAAACTTTAAAAGAAAATATTAAACCTTTAAATAATGTTTTAGATAAAATAAAAGATTATAGATGTGTTGAATATAATTTAAAAAATGTACCTAATGATAAAAAAATAGGTTTTATTGCACAAGATTGGGTGGATGATTTTGCCCCAATAGTTAATAAAGAAGATGATGGATTGTTAGGAATGAAATATACAGAAACAATTCCTGTCTTATTAAAAGCAATCCAAGAACTAAAAGCAGAAATAGAATTATTAAAAAATAAATAATTATCTTTGTAAAAATATTAAACAATGGCAAATTTTTATAAGTGGACAATAAATCAAATGAATGCCCGTATTGAAGAAGATGGGAATCAAAATGTAATCTACACAGTACATTGGACGTATACCGCACAAGACGACAAAGATCCTAAGTATATCGCTAGCCAAATAGGAGCTTACTCTTTACAGTACGATCCGTCTTCACCTTTTGTTCCTTATGCAGATGATGAGGCATTTGAGAATGTAGTAATTGGATGGTTAAAAGATGGATTGCCTGTTGCTGAAATGGAAGCAAGTTTATCTAAACAAATAGATTTAGAAAAAAAACCTGTGGATGAAGACTTATATTTTACTTGGGACAATCCACCAGTACCACCTATTGAAGAATAATATTATTTTACTATATTTGTTTTTTATAACTTAAATTAAATCTAATACAATGGCAAAAAAAATTACAGAAGAAGAATTAAAAAGACTTCAAGGCATGAATGCTGAGTTTACAAAAACTAAACTAGCACTCGCAGATTCATTACTTCAACAAAAAGAATTAATGGTTCAAATGGACAACCTAAGATCTGCGTTTAAAGTAGATGAAAAAAATCTAATGGAAGCTTATGGAAAAGATGTTTCTATAGATTTAGCAACTGGAGAAATAAAAGAAAACGTAGAAGAGGCACAAACTGTAGAAGAATAAAAAATGGCAAGAATAAGTAACACTAGCGTTTATCCAAATATTAATCCTGTATTGTCAGATTACTTTGTATTGACTGATGCTAATGACGACTTATCTACTAAAACTTGTACACTAGAGTCCCTACAACAACTTTATAATGTTGATGTAGTTTCAAAATCTATAACAGTTTCTCCACTTTATTTAAATGTTTTAGCAACTCAAGACTTTGAAATACTTCCTGCACCAGGTTCTGCATACGTATATGACATACAAAGAATTTTAGTTTTTATGGATCCAGGCTCTACAGTGTATGATTTTGCAACAGATTTACCATCATTTGATATGGGATCACGATCACTTAATGACATTCAACTAACCACTATGAATTCTGCAACAGATGTTGTTGAAGTAATTTGGACTGGAGGCACAAATAACTTTGTGTTACCAACTAATACTTCGGTGGTTTTGTCTAAAGCTGGTAGCAACCCTACACAAGGCAATGGAACACTTTATGTCAATATTTCTTACAGAAAACTAAAGTTAAATTCAACTTTCTAGTCAAATGGACATCCGTAAGATTTCCATAGGAGCAGATTACAAGTCTGGTGCCATGCATTATATTGTAGGGCAGAATGTTTTAGGAGGCTCTTATATTATTCATTTAATTCAACACGATGCAAATTCTAATTCATTTAAAATATGGATAGAAAAGAATCAAGAATTAATTATGTGGAAGGAGTTTAAAAACACAATGCCTATTTCTGTAGAATATAATCTAAACTTTTAATGCAGTCACCACATTCTTTCATAGTTCGACCAGTAAAAGGGAGAAGGTATGATAATATAAAAGACATTGGTGGTATTGACTTTATAACCAGTGTTTCTAAAGAAGACCATAAAGCATCTAATAGACATGCAGAAGTTGTGTCTACACCAGTAAATTATTCTGGAGATATAAAAAAAGGAGATATACTTTTAGTTCATCACAATGTTTTTAAATTTTATTTTGACATGAAGGGTAGAGAAAAAAGTGGTAAAAGTTTTTTTAAAGATGATTTATTTTTTATTGACAATGATCAGTTTTTTTTATATAACAAAAAAGGTAAATGGTATGGTCATGACAAATATTGTTTTGTAAAACCTATTCCTAAAAAAGATTTTTATTTAAAAGGCATTGGTGTTAAGGAAGAACCCTTACATGGTGTAATAAAATACTCAAACAAACAATTAGAACAATTAGGTGTTAATGAAGGGGATGAAGTCTGTTTCACTCCTGATAGTGAATATGAGTTTTATGTTGATGATGAAAAATTATATCGTATGTTTACCAACAACATAGCATTAACATTATGATGGATAGTAAAAAAATAAAAGAAGAAATAATTAAAGCTGGTGAAAAAGCAGTTATACAATTAATAAAAGTAGCAAAAGAAGATATTATTAAATACGAAAAAGATGATGAGTTGGCAGCTGACAGATTGAAAAATGCAGCCGCTACAAAAAAACTTGCTATCTTTGATGCATTCGAGATATTAAAAAGAATTGAAGATGAAAAGCAATTAATAGACGGAATTGATATAGTAAAAAATAATACACCTAAAGGATTTGCAGAATCAAGATCAAAATAGTTTATATAGAAAATTGTACAAAATTGTGCCGAACAATGTTATGGCAACAAAAAACAGAGCTCGTACATGGCTATATGGTTATAATCCTAAATATGATTTTGTAGTTATTTCTAAAACTGGGCAAATTGACCAAATAATAAATATAAATGGTTTAAATATAGCCTTACCTAAACCTCCCGCGCGCGTGCACACGCGAGACAAAAAAAACAAAGAACAGTACTGGGAGCCACATGTTTTACCTAAAGAATTAAAAAAAATACAATCTATATTTCATTGGCATGAAACCCCACCTCAATTTAAAAATAAATGGGTAGATTATATAGAACAAGAGTTTGATAGAAGAGAAGAAGGTTTTTGGTTTATGAATAATGGGGAGCCAACCTATATAACTGGCACTCATTATATGTATCTGCAATGGACAAAAATTGATGTTGGTCATCCAGATTTTAGAGAAGCGAATAGACTTTTTTATATATTTTGGGAAGCATCTAAAGCTGACAAAAGAAGTTTTGGTATGTGTTATTTAAAAATAAGACGTTCAGGATTTTCTTTTATGAGTTCATGTGAAGGTGTTAACACTGCAACAATTACTAAAGATTCTAGAATAGGTATATTATCTAAAACTGGTGCCGATGCTAAAAAAATGTTTACAGATAAAATAGTTCCAATATCTAACAACTATCCGTTCTTTTTTAAACCCATACAAGATGGTATGGATAAACCTAAAACAGAATTAGCTTATCGAGTTCCTGCTTCTAAGATTACTAAAAAAAATATGTATGTTATAGATGAGGAAGAATTAGAAGGCTTAGATACAACCATTGACTGGAAGAATACATCTGACAATAGTTATGATGGTGAGAAGTTACAACTTCTACTTCATGATGAAAGTGGTAAATGGGAAAGGCCAGAAAACATATTAAACAACTGGAGGGTAACTAAAACATGTCTTAGACTAGGTAGTAAAGTTATAGGTAAGTGTATGATGGGTTCAACTTCTAATGCTCTAGATAAAGGGGGTGCAAATTTTAAATCCCTATATGAAGATTCTGATTGTATGAAAAGAAATTCCAATGGACAAACAAAAAGTGGTTTGTATAATCTGTTTGTGCCTATGGAATGGAATATGGAAGGGTTTATTGACAGACATGGAATGCCAGTGTTAAAAAACCCACAAGAACCTATTATGGGTATAGATGGCGAATTAATATATCAAGGTGCAATTAATTATTGGGAGAATGAGGTAGAGTCATTAAAAAATGATCCAGATGCATTGAATGAATTTTATAGACAATTCCCTAGGTCTGAGTCTCATGCATTTAGAGATGAAAGTAAACAGTCATTATTTAATTTGACAAAAATATATCAACAAATAGATTACAATGACTCATTAATAATGCAACATCATGTAACTCAAGGTGGGTTTCATTGGAAAGATGGAATTAAAGATTCTAAGGTAATATGGAGCCCAAATAAAAGAGGAAGATTTTTTGTAACTTACATTCCAAAGGCTTCGCTTCAAAATAACGTTATAGAAAGAGGAGGGCAGAAACGACCAGGGAACGAACATCTTGGCTCGTTTGGTTGTGACTCTTATGATATTTCTGGAGTAGTTGTTGGGAAAGGTTCTAATGGATCATTACATGGGCTTACTAAATTTAATATGGATGATGCACCTAGTAATGAATTTTTTCTTGAATATATAGCCAGACCACAAACAGCTGAGATATTTTTTGAAGAAGTCTTGATGGCTTGTGTTTTTTATGGTATGCCAATTTTATGTGAAAATAATAAACCACGTTTATTATATCATTTTAAAAATAGAGGATATAGAGGGTATTGTTTAAATAGACCAGATAAAAAATATAATAAGTTGTCAAAAACAGAAAGAGAATTAGGTGGTATACCTAATAGCTCAGAAGATGTAAAACAATCTCATGCATCTGCAATTGAATCTTATATAGAAAAACATATAGGATTGGATTTAGAAGAAACATATAGAGATAAAGATATAATGGGAAGTATGTATTTTCAAAGAACTTTAGAAGATTGGGCAAAATTTGACATAAACAACAGAACACGATTTGATGCTGCTATTAGTTCAGGGTTAGCAATTATGTCTAATCAAAAACACCTATATACCCCAACTCAAAAACAATCAAAAATAAGCATTAACTTTGCAAGATATAATAACAAAAGTTCAGTTAGTCAATTACTTAAAAGATGAAAGACGTTACAATTAATATACAATCTGCTGCTTTTCCTGATCAATTTGTTTCAGACTCAACAAAAGACACAGTAGAATATGGTTTACAGATAGGACAAGCAATACAATATGAATGGTTTAGAAGAGATAATGGTTCATGTAGATTTTATGATCAATGGGGTGAGTTCATGCGCCTGCGCCTGTACGCGCGAGGGGAACAGTCTATTGCTAAATATAAAAACGAATTAGCTATAGATGGTGATTTATCTTATTTAAATTTAGACTGGACTCCTGTCCCAATTATACCAAAGTTTGTTGACATCGTTGTAAATGGCATGTCTGACAGACTTTTTAAAGTAAAAGCATATGCCGAAGACGCAATGTCTGCCGAAAAAAGAAATGAGTTTCAAAAACAAATAGAAGGTGAAGTAATTGCAAAACCTTTATTTAATCAGATACAAGAAGAGTTTGGCATAAATGTATTTCAAACCGATCCTGATCAATTGCCTGAATCAGATGAGGAAATGGAATTGTATATGAATATGAAATATAAACCAGCTGTAGAAATTGCTGAAGAGGTTGCAATAAATACATTGTTTTCTGAAAATCATTATAACGACATTAGAAATAGAGTTGATTATGATTTAACTACATTAGGCATAGGAATAACCAAACATGAATTTCTGTTAGGACAAGGTGTAAAACTAGATTATGTTGATCCTGCTAATGTAGTGTATAGTTATACTGAAGATCCTTATTTCAAAGATTGTTTTTATTGGGGTGAAATTAAAACAGTACCTATGACGGAATTAATAAAAATTGATCCATCATTAACTAATTCAGATTTAAATGAGATAGCTAAATATAGTCAATCATGGTATAATTATTTTAATACATCACAGTTTTATGAAAACAGTATGTTTTATAGAGATACTGCAACATTATTATATTTTAATTATAAAACCACACACTCATTTGTATATAAAAGAAAAAAATTATCTGATGGCTCGTACAAGACTGTACAGAAAGATGACCAATTTAATCCGCCACAAGAAATGATGGAGGAAGGTAATTTTGAAAAAGTAGAAAAAAGAATTGATGTATGGTATACTGGTGTAATGGTAATGGGTACTAATATTGTTTTAGAATGGAAATTAGCCGAAAACATGGTAAGACCAAAATCAGCAAATCAATTTGCTATGCCAAATTATGTTGCATGTGCGCCAAGAATGTATAAAGGACAGTTAGAGTCTTTAGTTAGAAGAATGATTCCTTTTGCTGATTTGATACAAATGACTCATTTAAAAATTCAACAAGTAGTTTCTAGAATTGTACCAGATGGTGTTTTTATTGATGCTGATGGATTAAATGAAGTTGATTTAGGAACAGGTAATGCATATAATCCAGAAGATGCTTTGAGGTTATATTTCCAAACTGGTAGTGTTATTGGTAGAAGTTATACTCAAGATGGTGAATTTAATAATGCTAAAGTACCTATACAACAACTAACTGCTAACAGTGGTTCTAGTAAAATGCAAATGTTAATAGCAAATTATAATCATTATTTAGACATGATTAGATCAGTAACAGGTTTGAATGAAGCCAGAGACGGATCAACACCAGATCCTAACTCTTTAGTCGGTGTTCAAAAATTAGCAGCTTTAAATTCTAATACAGCAACTAGACATATATTAGATGGTAGTTTATTTATAACCAGAACTTTAGCAGAGTGTTTATCTATAAGGACAGCTGATATATTAGAATTTGCAGATTTCAAAGATGAATTTGTCATGCAAATAGGTAAATATAATTCTGGTATTTTAGAAGAAATAAAAGATTTATACATTTATGATTTCGGTATATTTATTGAGATGTCTCCTGATGAAGAAGAAAAAGCGATGTTAGAAGCTAATATTCAAATGGCATTATCAAAAGAAAATATAAGTTTAGAAGATGCTATTGATATTAGAGAGATTAACAATCTTAAAATGGCTAATCAATTATTAAAATTGAAACGTAAACAGAAGCAGGAGCAAGAGCAACAACAAAGAATGCAAGAGCAACAAATGGCCGCACAGATGCAAATGCAGGCTGAACAAGCTAAAGCTCAACTTGAGGCACAAAAAGTCCAAATGGAAACTCAATCTAAAATGCAAGTTAAACAAGCTGAAATAAGTTTCGAAATAGAGAAACTTAAAAATGAAGCAATGTTGAAAGAACAACTTATGCAGACAGAGTTTCAATTTCAAATGCAGTTAAAAGGTGTTGAGCAACAAGGTTTACAGTCAAGAGAAACTGAAAGAGAAAATGCTAAAGATGCGCGTATAAGTCAACAGTCAACACAAACATCTAAAATGATAGAACAAAAGAAAAGAGATTTACCTGCAATAAATTTTGAATCAAATGAAGATAGTTTAGATGGTTTTGATTTAGCAGAGTTTGAGCCAAGATAAGCTTAAAAAGATATTTAAATTTTGTTTAACTTTGTTTAAAATTTAATCTAATTTAATATTATGGAAATAAAAGTAAGAGACTTAGGGCATAAAGAAGAAAAGTCCAAAGCTGAAATTGAAGAGTCATTGTTACAAAAACATGAAGAGAAGTTTGAAGACAGTGAGCAACAAAAAGAACAAACAGATACAGTAAAGGTTTCAAACGAAAACGATACTGAAAAAGAAACTCCCTCATCAGAGACAATTGGTGAAACTCCCTCATCAGAGTTAAATGATGAAAACGTTCTTTCTTATATTAGAGATAGATACAACAAAGATATAAATTCAGTTGATGAATTGTTTGAGGAAAAAGAAGCAAACGAAGAATTACCTGAAGATGTGTCTGCGTATTTAAAGTACAAAAAAGACACTGGACGTGGAATCCAAGATTTCTATAATTTACAGAAAGATTACGATTCTATGGAAGATGACTCTGTACTTGCTAGTTATTATAGTATAACCGAAGATGGGTTAGATGATATTGACATTCAAGATATTATTGAGGAAAAATTTAGTTTTGATGAAGAATTAGATGAGCCTCGCGATATTAAGAGAGTAAAACTAGCAAAAAAACGAGAACTTGCGAAAGCGAAAAAGTTTTTGAATGAGCACAAAGATAAATACAAAATGCCTCTTGAGTCAAGCGGGGATCAGTTATCTAATGATCAACAAGAAAATTTAAATGCTTATGAAAGTTATCTTAAAGAATCTAAATCTATTGAGGAGCAAAACAAAAAGAAGTATAATTACTTCCTAGATAAAACCGATGAGGTTTTTAACAATGAATTCAAAGGTTTTGAGTTTAATGTGGGAGATAATAATATAACTTTTAAACCTGGGACAGGTGAAGAGCTTAAAAATGTGCAGTCCGATTTTAACAATTTTGTTAATAAATACATGGACAAACAAACAGGGTTAATCGCCGATCCAAAGGGATATCATCGTTCACTAGCAGTAGCTATGAACCCTGAAAAATTTGCTCAATTTTTTTACGACCAAGGTGTTTCGGCAACTGTGGATAATGTTTCTAGAAAATCTAAAAACATAAACATGGACATTAGAAACGCTGCTCAACAAACTGTCACAAAAGATGGTATGAGAATAAGGGCTGTAGGAGATACCAATAGTGGAAGAGGACTTAAAATTAGAAGTATTAAAAAAGTTTAACAAATTAAAAATTTAAATTATTATGGCAGTACAAGCGGTACCCGGATTCGATTTACAACCGAGTTCACAACAAGTCCCTGTATCAACTAATTATCTGTCTTCGGCAGACTTTACTTGGTTACAGCAATATCTTCCTGACACTTACGAAAAAGAATTCGAAAGATACGGGAATAGAACAGTAGCATCATTCTTAAGAATGGTAGGCGCTGAAATGCCTTCTAACTCTGACCTTATCAAATGGGCAGAACAAGGAAGGTTACACAATAAATACCAAGGTTTAACAACTGGATCAGGAGCAGGTTCTGATACAGCAGTATTCGTTATTCCAGCAGCAGATTTTAATCCAGCATTAGCTTCGCCAAATTTGGCAGCTCTTAGAGCAGGACAAACAGTAATGTTAAGTTCTTCTGTAGCAGGATCTACATTATCAGCTAAAGGAATTGTAACTGTAGCACCTACTGGAGCTGGAGCTGGAGCTAGAACTTTTAGTGTAGGATTTTATGAAGCAGCAGGTATGCCTGCATTTACTTCAGGTTCTATAGATTGTTTTATATATGGTTCTGAATTTGCAAAAGGAACAAATGGAATGGTTGGTTCTAATGAGGCAGATGATTTTATCTTTCAAAACAAACCTATTATTATCAAAGACAAGTATGCAGTGTCTGGTTCTGATATGGCTCAAATTGGTTGGATTGAAATCCAGTCTGAAAACGGAGCTAATGGATATTTATGGTATCTTAAATCTGAGCACGAAACGAGACTTAGATTTGAAGACTATTTAGAAACAGCTATGGTGGAAGCAGTTCCAGCTGAAGCAGGTTCAGATGCAGGTAATTATCTGCAAGGTTTATTAGCAGGTGGTGCATCAGCAGCAGAAAAATCTGGTTCTGATGGTATCTTCTATGTTGTTGAAAATAGAGGTAATGTTTTTGGTGGAGGTAATCCAACAAGTTTAGCTCAGTTTGATAGTGTTATACAAAGACTAGACAAGCAAGGAGCTATTGAAGAAAATGTTATTTTCTTAAACAGAAACTTCTCGTTTGATATTGATGATATGTTAGCACAACAAAACTCTTATGGAGGTGGTGGTACATCATATGGTCTATTTGACAATGATAAAGACATGGCTTTAAATCTTGGATTTACAGGATTTAGAAGAGGTTATGACTTTTATAAGTCTGACTGGAAGTACCTAAACGATCCTACAATGAGAGGTGGTTTAATTGGTGGAGCAGTTAATGGATTATTAGTTCCAGCTGGTTCAACTACTGTATATGACCAAATCTTAGGAAAGAATGCTAAAAGACCATTCTTACACGTTAGATATAGAGCTTCTGAAACTGAAGATAGAAGATATAAAACTTGGATTACTGGTTCTGCTGGTGGTGCAAGAACTTCTGACTTAGATGCGATGGAAGTCAATTTCTTAAGTGAAAGAGCTGTATGTACTTTAGGTGCAAACAACTTCTTTATCTTTAAGGATTAATATTATTGTAAATTTTACCCCTACTTAGGTGGGGGTAATATTTATTTTTTACTGGAATTAAATTAAATTAAATTAAATACAATGAAAAAAAAAGCAAATTACGTTACTAAAATATATAAGCTTACTGGTAACAAAGCACCTCTCTCATACATGTTAGCATCAAGGCATTCTCAAAGATCTCCTTTGTTATATTTTGATGAAGAACAAGGAATTAATAGACCATTAAGATACGCAAGAAATCAAAAAAGTCCATTTGAAGACAAACAAGACGGTAATGCAATTCTAGAACCTATAGTGTTCGATGATGGTATGCTAGTAGCTCAAAAAGAAGACCAAGTACTACAAGAGTTTTTACATTATCATCCTGGTAATGGGAAAGTGTTTGTAGAGGTTAATAAAGAGCAAGATGCATTGAATGAGCTTTCAGATGCTGAAAGTGTTTTAGAAGCCCAAATAATAGCAAAAGAATTGTCTAGTAATACTCAGAAATTATTACAAGTATCTAGAGTTTTATTAGGTAATGTGGTTGACAACATGACTATTCCAGAGTTAAAAAGGGATTTGTTAATATACTCAAAGAATAATCCAGAAGACTTTATTAATACGATAAACGATCCAATGTTACAATTACAAGATGATGTTTATCAAATATTTAAAGCTGGGTTCTTACAAACACGAAACAATGGTAAAGAGGTTTATTATAACCTTCCTAACAATAAAAAAAGATTAATATCTGTTCCTTTCGGAGAAGATGCTAATTGGATTGTTGGTTCGTTTTTTCAATCAGATGATGGTGTTGAAATATATAAGCTACTTAAAAATCGCTTAAAAAAATCAGAATAAAATAATTATCTTTGTATAATTGTTTAACCCCATAAATTTATAAGATATGGAAAAATTTTTAAAAGTAACTGTAAGTGATCAAGATTATTTAATTAATGTTAATCACATTCTTACAGTAGAACAAGGATCAGGAACTGGAGCTGTAGACATTTTATATGATATAGTCGGACATTCAGCAACTGGTGCAAGTGAGGTAATAGGTGTTACATTAACTGCTTCAACAGCAGATGATACAGCTAAAAAGAAAGAGCAAATTGGTAGCATCGTAGAGGCTATTGAAGATGCGCTATCTACAAGTTGGAACAGACCTATTTTCAGTATTTCACCGAAATATCCTGTTACAAGCGTTGCTCAAGTAGAAAAAGCATGGGCATAGTTTAATCTATTAGACTTAAATTAAGAAGAGGCTTAAACAATTGAGCCTCTTTTTTTTTGTTTATATTTGTAAAAAGAACTAGAATGATTAATTCAGTTAGAAATACAGTACAAGCAATCGCAAACAAGAATAATTATGGATATATATCTCCACAAGATTTTAATTTGTACGCACAACAAGCACAAATGGATTTGTTTGAAGACTATTTTTATCAATACAATAGTTGGATAAATAAACAAAACCAAAGAGTGTCTGGTACTGGTTATGCAGATATAGTAAAAAGTTTAGTAGAAGTAATTGATAGTTTTTCAGTAACTAAAGGATTAATTAAACAAGCAAATAATATGTTTAATCTGCCTGCAGATTACTATTATATAAATAAAATAAATTATTACCCCAACTTTGTGGACAGTGGATTCACTACTGCCGCAGGAGTATCTAATCGTTTAACAGACTCAGCTGCTCAGTTTTCTACTAGTGGTGTCGTTAAAGTAGGGCAATTAATAACAAACACAACATCATCCAGTGATTATGCTGGATTTAGTGCATTTATAGTAAGTATTGATAGCAATACACAATTAACATTAAGCACAAATATATTTCCTATAGGTGGAGCTGGTGGTGACACATATTCTACATACAATACAACTGGTATTGTAGAGGTTGAACGAGTTAATCAAAATAAAATATTTTATTTGAACAACTCACCACTTACTGCTCCTACAACTGGTTTTCCTGCTTATGTGTTAGGTGGTGCAACAAGTGGTATTGTAGGATCGAGTGATTCTGCACAAGGTCAGTTAGGTAATACTGTTACAGTATATCCAACTACTATAAGCACTGCAGGATCTGTTATTACTGATTATGTAAGATATCCTTTGCCTCCTAAATGGACATACCAAACTGTAGGTGGGACTTCAGGAAGCCCAGAGTTTGATTCTAACCAAGCTGATTATCAAGATTTTGAATTACCATTATCTGATGAACCTGGTATAGTAGCAAAAATTTGTCAGTATGTAGGTATTGAAATAAGAGAAGCTGATGTGTATCAGTTTGGAAAACAAGAAATAGTTGAAGACAATCAAATACAAATATAGATTATGGCGTATTTAAACGATTATCAATATTATGCAAATGAAGGTGGCACTCCTAAAGATAAAAATTGGGGTTCATATCAATATGTTACTTTAGATGAAATAGTTAACAATTTCATGTTAATGTATCAAGGTAATAATGAATTGATAAATAATATTACACGATATAAAGTTTTATTTCATGCAAAAAGAGGGATACAAGAGTTGAACTATGATGCAATGAAAGAAATAAAAATATTACAATTAGCTTTAGATGATTCATTATTATTTGTTTTACCTCATGATTATGTAAACTGGGTTAGAGTGTCAATGTTTCAAAATGGAGTGTTATTTCCACTTACTGAAAATATACAAACACAATGGGCTAGTACTTATTTACAAGACAACAATAATAATATACTGTTTGATCAAAATGGAAATGTTCTAAAGCCACAAGATTCACCATTGGATTTATCAAAAAAAACAATCTATTTAAATAACGAAAGCCTATACGACGGGTGTGAAGGTTATTGTGTAGATGGTTTATGGTATTTTGATTTTGCTATTGGTGGACATTTTGGATTAAACACTGAAACTGCTAACACTAATCCTACTTTTTCTATAGATAAACAAAGAGGTGTTATCAATTTTAGCTCTATTGCATCTGGGCAGTCTATTGTATTAGAATATGTTTCTGATGGAATGGAGAAAGGCAACGATGCTGACATTAGTGTAAATAAGTTATTTGAAGAATTTATTTATGCATATATTAAATACTCTATATTAAATGGTAAATTAGGAGTTCAAGAATATGTTGTAAACAGAGCTAGAAAAGATAAGTCTTCTTTATTAAGAAACGCAAAAATTAGATTAAGTAATATACACCCTGGTCGACTTTTAATGAATATGAGAGGTCAGGCTAAATGGATTAAGTAATATGCCAATAGTAACTACAAATTTTGTACGCGGAAGAATGAATAAAAGCGTGGATGAGAGACTTCTTCCTCCAGGCGAATATGTCAATGCTATAAATGTTAGGCTAGGATCAACTGAAACCACAGAAATAGGAGCTGTAGAAAATTCTAAAGGAAATACTAAACTTACAACATTACAATATGAAGGTGCTGATTTAACAAATGCAACTTGTATTGGTGCATATGATGATGGAGCTAATGAAACTATATATTGGTTTATAACATCAACAACTGTAGATATGATTGTTTCTTTTGATACAAAAAATGAACTAATCACTTATCACGTAGTTTCTGTAAGCGTTTTAAATTTTAACACTACAAACCTAATTAATAGTGTAAACAAAATAGGTAATTTATTGTTTTTTACTGATGATGTAAATCCACCACGAAAAATTAATGTTACCAGAAATTATCCTAGTCCACTATCTGGTGCAGATGTTGTAACAGATAAAGAGTTAAATGTCATTGTTCAGCCACCTTTAGCGGCACCTACATTTAATTTAATATCACAGGCGACTGAAGCGAATTATATGGAAACTCGTATGATTTCTTTTGCTTATAGATATAAATATCAAGATGATGAGTATAGTGCACTATCACAATTTACTGACATAGCCTTTGTTCCTGGAGTTTTTAAGCTAGATATAGCCACAAATCTAAACAGTGGTATGAAAAACATTTATAATGCAGTAGAGCTTAGTTTTAACACTGGAGACTCTAATGTAGTTGGGGTTGATTTAATTTTTAAATTTGCAGACTCTAACGTATTAAATGTTATTGAAAGATTTAACAAGTCTAATTATGGATGGCCAGATAATACAATTCAGACACAAACATTTAGTAATAGTAAAATATATACAATACTACCAGATAGTGAATTATTAAGGCTTTATGATAATGTGCCAAGAACTGCAAAAGCACAAACTTTAATGGGTAATAGGTTGGTGTATGGTAACTATGTAGATGGTTACGATATGGTAGATAGTGATGGCAATAGTTGTCAAATGACTTTTGAAGCAGAAAGAGTTAGTAGTAATATAGAAACAAATGATTTCACTCCTACTTTAGTAAGTGGAGCACAATACACTATTGACACTCCACAAACTATAGCTAATAGTACTGTTTCTATAGATTTATCTGATATTGCCACAAAATTAAAAAGTGGAGCTGTATTAGATTTTGATTTTACATTTATTCATTCTACATTTTCTGGCAATAGTGGTTCAACAACCACATCACAACCTTCAACTGACATCTCTACAATATTTACATTAGCACAAGATTTTAATAGTGTTTATGAAATGGTAAATAGTGTTGATTTTAAAACCAGAATTGGAAGTGAACCTGCATACTTTACAACTGTTGCTAATGCTTGTTCTAATGGAACAAGTTTTACCGATACATTTAATTGTGCTGTAACTAATCCTGGTGATAGTAATTCTAACATTGGTTGGTCAAAAAGCGAAAGTGGTATTTCTGGTTTAAATCAAGGAATTAGAATAACATCACAACCAGGTTCAAATGTAGTTACATTTCAAATACCAGCAATGAAGTTTGTTGATTCTGATCCTTCAATAGGAACTTCAGCACCTTTATATGAATATTATAAATTTACTTCTGGCGAGGTGTTGTTTTTAGGAAATGGTAACACTAAAAGTTTACATAGTAACAGAAATTACGAAGTAGGGGTGGTTTATATGGATGAATATTTAAGAAGTTCTACCGCTTTAGTCTCACCAGACAATACAATATTTACACCTGCATCAACATCAGCTCAAAAAAATCAAATTAAAGTTACTATACCAATTACTCAAAAACCTCCTTACTGGGCAAGTAAGTATAAATTTGTAGTAAAAAGAGCTGAGGGGCCTTATGAAACTATTTATAGTAATTTTTATTACAGAGACACTACCACTAATACAGTGTATTTTAAATTAGAAGGGCAAAATCAAACTAAAGTAAAAACTGGGGATATATTAAGGGTAAAAGCTGATACATTTGGAGCTTTATCTACTTATCAAACACAAGAAGTTTTGAGTGTAGATGCAAAAGAACAAAACTTTTTAACTCCTGCGGCAAATATAGAAACAGGTGGAATTGCTCCTTATATTTCTGAATTAGCAGGATTATACATGGAGTTAAAACCAACTAATTTCAATATAGACACATCAGAAGACTCTTCTGCATGGAGCTCTGGAACTGAATCTGATCAGTCGAAAAGAAATTACCCAAGTATTCAAATACCTTGTTTTAGAAACAGAACGAGTGGAGATACAAACGTTGTGTTGCCAGAAGGGAGTTTAGTAACATTTGATTTTGAGTTTTTTAGAAGCGAAAGAAATAACCGAGCAGGTTCAGAAATATACAACTATAATAAAACTTTTCAAGCATCTAATGATTACGATAATTTATATGATTTTGTAGTTGGTGAGGCTATTGATTTTACTGGTGGTGTAGACACAAGCACAGATGATTCTGGTGCAAATCAAAATATATTTATTAATGAAAATCCATTACCATCTAAAAGTATACCTGGAAGAATACAAGGTAAGAATCAATATAGGTTTTCTACAACTAATGGAAATACACCATCTACAGGAACAGGACAAACTAATTTTTTATATTTAGCATTAAAAAGTGGTACACAAGGAGTTGGAGGACACCCATCAAGAGTAAAAGGTAGGATATCTGTACAAGTTGCAAATTCAATAATAACTTTTGAGTCAATACCAGTAGATGTTGATAATGACATATATTATGAAGACGATGCATGTTATGATATAACAGGTGGTTTTCACACTGGAACAACACAAACACAAACTAGCACACTACCAGCTATTAGTACTTTAGGCTTTTTTGATTGTTTTTCATTTGGTAATGGTGTAGAAAGTTTTAAAGTAGAAGATTCTCTTATAGGACAATCGTTCACTCTAGGACAAAGAGTGACATCTGTATCGGACCAAGACTATAAAGAAGCAGATAGGTTTGCAGGAATGACTTACAGTGGCTTATACAGTGAAGAATCTAATGTAAATAGACTAAATGAGTTTAATTTAGGTTTAGCGAACTTCAAAGACTGTGAGGTTACTTATGGTCCAATTCAGGTTTTACATGCAAGAGAAACAGATATAATGTGTTTACAAGAAGACAAAATATCTTATGTGTTGGCACAAAAAGATGTTTTAACAACTGCGGATGGTGGGGGTGCAATATCAGCTTCTCCTTTAGTCTTAGGACAACAAGTAGCAAGAATAGAGGAATATGGTATAAGTAGCAACCCTGAAAGTTTTGCCTCACATGGTGATTCTATGTATTTTACAGATGCTAAAAGAAATGCAGTAATACAGTTAAAAGGAGCAGGAAGACAACAAGCATTAGTTGTTATATCTGAACTAGGAATGAGGTCTTATTTTAGAGATTTATTTACACAAAATTTTAATAAACAAAAACTAGGTGGATTTGATCCGTATATGAATGAATATATATTATCTTCTACTGTAACTGATATACCATCAGTAATTGTACCATTACCATGTGGTACATTAATTTCAAGACAATCTGTTACAAATGCTTCATCTTATTCAATAGATTTTGGAACTTCTCAAGGTACTGTAGACTTTACATTTAATGTAACTGGAACGGTGACTTTACAAGTGGTTTGGGATAATAATAGTGTTATTAATCAATCAATTACTGGAAGTGGCACTGTAAGTTTTAACAAAAACAAAGCTAATCCAGCAACTGCTACAGTTACAATAACACCAAGTGGAAGTGCTACATATGATATTACACCTAATTGTCCAACAACTAATGAAATTATTGTTGTTCAAATAACTTTAGGTTCACCAGTAGATGATGGTAAGTTTATTCATAATCAATATTACTGGAACAAAGGAACATTAACAAGTCCTGTTTCAAGTGAACTTATAACTTTTAATTCTGCTGATCCTGTAGAAAGTTTTATATCAACGACTGGACAAACTTCAGTTGGGATTATGCCAGTATCTGGTTCAAGTATTACAATGCAGTCTAATAAAAAAGATTTTGATGATTTTGTTTTTGATGGAACAGTAGATAAGTTTAAATACTTAGTAAGCCCTATACAATATACTGCAAATGATTGGGCTATAATTGATGCTGCATCAACAACTGCAACACCAATAACAAATCCATCAACTGGATTGTATCAAGCATCATTTACTTATACTAATAGTAGTCCTATAACAGACAAATATTTATACATGGTATGGGATTACAGAAATGTAACTAATATAGTGCTTAGAGATGGATCGACTGATTTAACTGCATGTTGCTCTGGAAACTCTGTCAGCTATTACATAGACACAGATAGTTTTGCTACAGCTACAGCAGTATGGACAGATTCAAATTTACACACTAAAGCGCCTAATCAATTTTATCAAGCAACGAGTATTGTGAGAGAACAATCTGCAGGACTTTTATTGCCTTCAGTAACTTGTGCTCCATGTGGTACTGCTATACCATTATGCTCAAGCACTACAGGTGCTTCAGATATATGTTGTACTGGTTGCACATACTCTTCTTATTCTTCTTCTATAATGAAGTCTTTAAGGTCAGAAGCTTGTGGATTAGCTCAAGATCAAACATATTATCACAATGGAACTGGAACGACACCAGTTGTAAATAATTTTGTATATTCTAATAACACTGGAACTACTCTACTTGCAGCGGGATATTATTCTCTGAGTGCAACATCAGTAATATATGTCAATAGCTCTGGTATGGTAGAAAATTTATTAACTTGCTAAATAATGGCTACAGATAACACATATTATATAGACACGAGTTTGTTCTCAACAGCTACAGCGGTGTGGTCTGATAGTGCATTAACAACTAAAGCACCAGATGGGTGGTATCAAGCACCTACAGAAACTACAGTTACATACAGGCAACAAACAGGTGGAACTTTAGGAACTGCGGCAAACTGTGAGTGTCCAGTGCCATGTGGTAGTAATATTAGTGGAAGTGGAAATGTTGGTAGTTATATTATTGATATTGATATGGGTAACACCACGGCAGATGTGGGTGCAATAATTGTGTATTTTCAACCTTATAATATTCCAGATGGAATTTTAGCAACTTTTGATTCAACTACTTACAATACCTTAACTACTAATAATCATGGTATTGAATTAGCTACTGCTGGAGAAATAAATTTTGTAGGTACACCTACTGGAGGTTGTACAGCTAGTGATTTAGAAGGAAGTTCTACCACAGTTTCTAACTACACATATAATGGAACTGCTTTTGTAGATACGGGTACAGATACTACTATAGTTATACCAGCTTCAGGTACAGTAAACTTAAATGCTACTGGTAATATTTTTTATACTATGGTGATACCTAAACCAAATGCAACACCTTCTAATTTAAGGTTACAGTTGGTTGGGGTTTGTGGTAGTACAGCATTTCAGTTTGATGCAATATGTCCAGCGGCTTTACCTTCGTTTACTACCAATACGGTTCAAACAAATCCAGGCTTAGCTTGTAGCGCGACACAAGATCAAACATATTATTTTGCACGAAATTCATCTTCCTTAGGTCAAACTACTCCTGTGCCAGACAGCAATACAATTCCTCAAATAGGAAACTTTGTGTTTTCTAACAATACCGGTGCTACAGCTTTAGCTGATGGGTTTTATAAATTAGATGCAACAATTGTTGCTCAAGTTGTTTCTGGTGTAGTTTCTGCAACTTCAACATGTCCAACTAACACTGCATTTGCATCCTCATCAACTGGTGCATCTGTAAGTGCAGCTTGTACAGACACAATCGATCAGACATTTTATCATAATGGTTCTGGAACATTACCTACATCTGGAGATAATGCATTCTCTGATGCTGGTGGAACAACTCCATTATCAGCAGGGTACTACAAATTAAATGCAACTTCTTATATTGAAATAACTGGTTCTGCAGGACTGGTTAGTGGTCCATCTAGTTTTGCATTAGGCACATCATTCAGTTCAAGCACAAGTCAAGCTAGTGGAACCGATGCATGTGCAGCTTCATTAACAACAACATTTTATCATAATGGCTCTGGTTCATTGCCTGTAGCTAGTGACACATGTTATACAGATGCATGTAAGACCATAACATTACCCGATGGTTTATATAAAATAACAACTACCAATGGAGGTAGTTATATTACAATAACTGGAGGAAGTGGTGTAGTTGCATCTGTAACTAACTGTAATACTTGTACAGCTTACCCAAGTAGTAATCCATTAAGTTTTGGAGCAATATGTAACCCTGGTGCTACTCCATCTATAGATAACATGTATTATCATAACGGATCGGGTACATACCCAGTAACTGGAGACACAGTATATACTACTATAGGATGTAGTAATCCTTTAAATGGTGGTAATTCTTACTTTTATATTTATTCAGTAGGAACTAATAATTTTTATATACGTGTAAATTCAAGTGGTGTAGTAATTTTAGACTCAAGTTGTACACCACCTTAATAACAAACTATGGCAGCAGAGACATTAACATTTAGCGATGACAAAAGAAGCCCAGGGTGGCCATCTTTTTACACATACTATCCAGAGTATATAAAAGGTATGAATGGATATTTATATACATTTTACCAAGGAAACTTATGGAGACATAATACTAACTCATTAAGAAACAACTATTATGGTGTGCAAGGTATTTCAACCGTTACTAGTGTGTTTAATCCAGAGCCTACATTAAGTATTAAGTTATTTAAGACCATGTCTTATGAAAGTTCTCACAGTTGGGCAGTTACTGATTTAAACACTGATTTAAGCAGTGGTTCAATGCTTGAGACATATTTTGAACAAAAAGAAGGTGAATGGTATTCATATATAAGAAGTAAATCAGGAACAGTGGACTGGAAGTTAAGATCAGGAAATGGTATTGCTACTTGTACAGGAGTCACTGGTCCAGCTACTGCTACAGTAATAACATTTGCTAAATCAATTGGAAACATATTAAGTATAGGAGATATTATTTATAGTTTAGATGTAGCAGCAGGGCAGACTAATCCAGTTATAGCGGGAGCAGTTACTGCGGTAACTAGTAAAACTATTACTGTAAGTATTGACACAGCCACTGGTGGTGTTGTTCCTTCTACAGGCTTTTTTATATTGTATTATAAAAACAGTATTGCAGAGTCACATGGAGCTCGTGGATACTATATGGAGTTTACAATGACTAATGATGATACTAGTGCAGTAGAGCTATTTTCTGTAGGTAGTAATGTAATGAAAAGTTATCCTTAGAATTTGTTATCTTTGTGTGAATGGAATTACAAATAGCTCATGATGTATTAAACTCTGTAGTAGCTAGAAGAGGTTTAATGTGGGAAAAAATTGAGAATTTTCATAAAAAAGCACAGGCTTTAGAAATTTCTTTAGATCATACCGCTGGAGAACCTTATAGTCAAGAGTTTTCAGAGTTATGTCCATTAAAACAACACATCGAAGGTGGTCTCTATACAAGAGAACTTTTTATGCCTAAAGATGGGATTATAATAAGTATGATTCACAAACAACAACACCCTTCTTTTTTATTAAAGGGTAAGGTTTCGTACATCACAGATGCGGGAGAAATTAAAACAATAGTTGCTCCACACACTATTTTTACACAAATAGGGACACAAAGAGTGTTTTATGTACATGAAGACAGTAGTTTTTGTTGTGTTTATAAGGTAAAAGCTAAAACTTTTGAAGAAGCAGAAGCTGAGGTATATACTAATAATTATAGAGATTTACCTAAAAAAATAATAAATAAAATAAATAAAAAATTATGGCAGGTCCAGCAGCAATAATATTAGGAAGTATAGCAGCCGCAACAGGTTTAGCAGGCATGGGTATTGGTTTAGGTCAAGCAGGTAAACAACGAAGAGCAGCGAGTCAAGCAAAAGCTGACTCAGAAAGGTTAATGCAACAAGCAAGAAATAGAATGATGGCAGACAATTTTGAAAACATTAAGTTGCCTACAGAATCTTATGACAGAGCTTTTAGAGAAAATACTGCACAACAAAGACAAGCTATAGACTCACTACAAGGTGCTGATGCAAGAACTTTAGCAGCAGGTATAGGTAAAGTAAGTGCGGCAGGAACTGCGGCAAATGAAGAACAAAGACTTGTAATGGGTAAAGACTTATATGACTTAGAACTTAAAAAAGCACAAAACGCAGAACGAATAAAAGATGAGTTGGTAGGTATGGATGTAGGACAAGCTAGAGACTTAACAACAATGTCGGCTGACTCAAGAGAAGCTGCAGCGGCATCAACAATGGGTGCTATACAATCTGGAGTAGCTGGTGTTTCTGCACTTGCAAGTTCATTGCCAGATTACATGAAATCTGGTGCTGATAGGAAAGCTGGAACTTTTGCTGAAAGTGATGTGTTTAAAAATATGGATAAAGGCGGTAATGTTGTAATTGATAAAAATACTGGCAAAGCAGTTCAAACTGATAATCCAGCATATTTGAATAGAGCTGATGATTATAATATGGATTTAAAACCAGGAGATGCGGGATATATAGCTCCTACAATTGATTATTACCAACCATATACAGATAAACAGGCTGAACAATTAATTGGAGAAAACTACGAAAGTATATTTGGTGACAATAAAACATTTAGAGAGTTAAAAAAGGATGACTTTAAAAATTTAACTCCAGCACAATTAGCAAAAATAAAAGAAATATTAGGTCAACGATAATTATAAACTATGGCAGTAGATCCAAAAAAATACTCTTTGTATGCTCAACGAGACCTAGAAAAACAGTATGTTAACTGGGGAAAAGTAGCACAAGACATTACTACAGGAATAACAACAATAGCAGGTGAGAGACAGGCTAGGAAGGATGAGTTAGATAAATTGACTAATGAAGCCATAGAAAACTTAAGTGCTGTTCCTGATGTAGAAAGCCAAGATGCTGGCACAATGATTATTAATGCCAGTGACATGTCTAAAAAAAATCTACAAATTCAATCTGATTTGTTAAAAAGAGGGTTAATCACTCCTAAAGATTTTAAACTTTTTATGGAGAAACAAAAAACAGGATACTCTTCATATAGTACTGCAATAAAACAATGGGACGGGTGGTATCAAAAATCCCTAGAAAGGATTGATAAAGAAGAGGCGAGTGCAGGTGAAATGTATAATAACACTTCTTTAGAGGCTTTTGGTAATTTACAAAACAAAGTACTCATGACTAATCCAGCTAATGGACAATTACAGTTAGTAGAGATGGGTAAAGCACCAGATGGTACTTATACTAAAATGCCAGATTTAAAAAAGAATCCGAGCAAAGTAGTTAGTCCACATGCTATCAACCTTCGTATGAATATGAAGTCAAACAAAAAAGTTTTGACAGATGAGGCTAAAAAGCTAGTTGATCCAATGGGTAGAATTATAAAATCTTATACTGGTGAAGATGGTAAAATGTTTTCTAAAGAAGGTTTTAGGTATAGAGACAGCCAAGATGTAGAAAGAACATATAAGGATTGGCTAAATTCTTCAGCCGATGCACTTACAGCAACTAATGATGATCAAATGCAAATATTAGCAGGTCAAGGATACCATATAGCACAGAGTGTAGATGAGTTTAAAGAAAAGCATGGAGATGACACTTCTAAAATGATTTTAGTTAGTTATGCCTCTGGCACACCAGTTTATAAACTTTTAGGAGAGGGTGAAGATGGTTATAAAGGGCTAGGTATAGAAGGTGAATCAAAAAAAGTTGCGAGATTCGCGTTAGATGACCAGATAGATGACATGGTTAAGGTAGATCAAGAAGATAAGAGACCACCATCTGAAGTAGATGAGGAAGATACTCTTATTGGATTTATGGATGATGTAAATGCATTAATATCTGATGACAAAGAAACATTTGATGCCACTGCTCAAGATAGAATTATTTCTATGAACAATAGGGCTAGAGAAAAAGGGGGTAGAATGATTGACAATATTGATAGAAATGATAATCAAATTGTGGTTACTTACCAAGATGGATCAAAAGAATATGTTGAAAGAAAAGGAGACGATGGTACTCCACTGGATGCACAAACACAATCAAGAAAATTATGGAGACTAATTACTAATCTAGAAGACAGTTCGTATAGAAAAGCTATCAAATTATATGAAGATGAAGGTGGATTTAGATCTTCAGATAGAGAGGCAACAAGAGGAGAGAATAGACTATTCCTTACAACACAAAAAGCTGAAGAAGTTTTAGCTAACAAGGGTATGAACCCAGGGGATGATGGTTATGAAGATGCATTAAAAATTGAGATTGTTAATCAAGATAAATCATTAAATCCTAAAGAACTTGCTGCAATAAAACGAAGAGTGCTTAAAGGTAAAAATATTACATCATACTCTTCATTACCATCTATAGGAATGGAAGACGGTAAGTTAAAGAACAATAGCAAGAGTGTTATTGGATTTGGGGATGATGGTAAGACTATGAAAACAGGAACTGAACTTATTGAACAAGATATAGGCGCTAGAATTAGTTGGTCAAGTGATGAAACTTTAACTAATGGTATGGACAAAGTCTTAAAACTATACTTACCAAAATCATTACGAGCTGGTGCCAGAGCAACATTTGTAGACAACCCAGATGGTGATGATTTAATTATAGAATATTATGATGCAAAAGGTCAACTGCAAACAATAGGAAAAGAAGTTAATACTGGAAATTTCTTTGTGGGTGGTGCGCTAAAAGCAGCAGAAATAAATGATATTTTATATGATGCCTCTTTAGATATACTGAATCAAGAAAATGACAGAAGAAGAACAAGAAACAAAAGAGGAGTATCTAAAGAAGTAATAAAGTTCAATGGATAAGTTTAAAGAACTATATCAATACCTCGTTGATAACGAGATGACTGACTTATCTGAAGAAGATTTTAAGGTTAAATATGCTCAAGGAACAGATAATAACTCTATACTATTTACCTACCTTCAAGACAATGAATTAACTGATTTAGACCAACAAACATTTAATTCTAAATACTTTCCACAACAAACACAAGTAGATGTTGATGTTGTTACTGATGAAGTAACAGATGTAAAAGATGGTCAAGAGGTTGATTCATCTACAATGGTAGAAGAAACTGTTGCTTATGATCCTAGAGAACAAGGTATGGATGACACAATATCCTACAACAACAATGCTACTGTTTTTGAAAAATCACTAGCATATGTTACTCCAGATTTAATTGATAGGGAAGAAGAAGAGGTGGTTAACAGAATGAATTATCATTTTGGCGACTATGGTTTTACTTTTGAAGAAGGGGGAGGTATGATGTCTGGCATGGATGGAATGAGTGTTCGTGCAGAAAATGGTCAAACCATAAATGTAAACCTCGATCCAATATTTGGAGATTTATTCGGTGGTGAAACTCAAGAATCTAACAAGTTACAGGATTTTTTAAAAAAGAATAAAAAAACTAACCCAGAGCTAGAGGCTTTTAATGCTGAGAATAATCGTAAAAGAAAAAAATACTTTAGCAAGAAGGCAGTTGATGAGGATTTAGATGATTTAAAAACTAAAGCTACTTCTATAAATAAACGAGCACAAGTTTATCAAACTGAAAAAACCAAGCATGAAGAGGCTATGGATGGTTTAATGATGGTGCCTTCACAAGAAAGAGGTGCTGAGTGGCAGTTAAAATACCAACAACAGTTAGCGGTTGGTAAAAGACTAAACGAACTTAAACAAACAGTATCTAACGAACTCAAGTCATATAGAACTATAGAAAAACAAGTTCATTCTGCTGTAGGAAACTACATGGAAATGAAATTAAATGATGGAAGTGGTCCTGGAACATTTTTAAAAGGTTTTTATAATAGTGTGGTGGGAAGAGGTATTTCTCAAATTTTTGCATATGGTGCTGATTTAGGAATAGACGGATTATATGGTATAGGTCAAGCTATAAATGAGGATTTTTCTTTACGAAGTCTATCAGGTGTGACTGAAGAAGAGAAAAAAGAAAGGTATATAACTATTGCAAAAGATTTAGGTTATGATGTTCCTACTGATGTAATGGATAGTGATGAGTCTTATCAAAACTGGTTGAACAGCCTCAGTGAAGAAGATGAGATGGCACTAGATGGTGATACTGATTTATTTACTTCACAATTAAATAAAGAAGGAAGAAAGGCATTAAAAGACTCTGGAAAAGAATTAAAAAACATTAATGGTAAGTTACAATTATATAATCCTAAAGGTGGAATTTTAGGTAAAGGTGGGTATGAGGATGTTCCTGCAGACTATTTAGACAAAACCAAAAGAGACAAACTAGATAGATTAGTTTTGGATGCAGAAGTTAAGTCGGCAAAAAAACCTACTAAAGAGTTTATTAAAAAGAACTGGAATCAATTATTGTCTTTTGATGATGTTTCTGATGAAAAAATTGCTGAAATGCGAGAAGACAGTATTATAGCCGAGGGTTTATTAGGCTTAGGTGAGTCATTACCGGCTATAGGGTTGTCATTAGCTTCAAGAGGTAAAATAAAAGCAACTGGACAATTTGCTAATGTAAGAAACATAGCTGGAAGAATACTAGGGTTAGACTCTAAAGGTGGGGTAGCCCAAGTGTTAGCTTTTTCAGCTTTACAAGCTGAGGCAATGCAAGAGGAAATGGATGCTGATGAAGATTTTAAATATGTTACAGAAGGAGAAAGAAAATTAATTTTAGGCCCTACAGCATTAACAGTAGCAGTATTAGAAAGATATGGTCTAAGAAATTTATTGCGTAATAAAACTATAATGACTGGTTTAATGAATCAAGTTACTAAGACTTTACCTCAAGGTGCATCTGCCGCACTATATAAATCTACATTAGAAAAAATAGTTAAAAGTAATATTGCCAAAGGAATATACACTAATAAAGGAGTAAAGTTTAGTACTTCTGTAGCAAAAGCAGCCTTAGCTGAAGCAGAAACAGGAGGCTTACAACAGATAGCAGAAATGGGCTACAAGGATATATGGAATGATATGAACGAAAAAGACATGTTCGATCAACCAGAAATGTGGTCTAAAGAGTTTTGGCAAGAAGCTAAACATGCTGCAATGGCCGAAGCAGTAGGTGGGTTTGTTATGGGTATACCAGGGGGTATAGTAAATGCCTATAAGGTTGGTGAAACTGATAATATATCTGATGCAACATTAGAGTTGTTTGATGCAATAAGAGGTGATAATATTACCATGAAAGCATACAAAGAACAATTAAATCTTCAAGTGGCTGATGGTACAAAAACACAAAAACAAGCTAATGAAGAGTTATTGCAATTTGAAACTTTATCTGGTGCGGCAAACACTATACCAGTTGATTTAGATATAACTGCTAGAAAAAAAGCATTAGGATTAATTTTTGAAAGACAAGGTCTTGAAGCAGAAATGGAAGGGATGGATAAAGACCTAGGTTCTTACAAGAAAAAAGAAGCTAGAGTTGAAGAAATTAAAAATGAATTATCACAAATTGGAAGTGAACAAGCTGATGATTCTGCATCGCTAGAAAAGGAAAGTGAAAATATCCCTACATTTGTTTCTGAAGAAAAAATTACTAGAGAGGAATTAAATGAGCCTGATACTTTTACTCACAGAACAATGAGTAAAGATGCAATTACTAGTTGGGCTGATGGAGGTCAAGTGATTGGGAAAAAAGAAGATTTAGGAGATTTTGACTCTAGAGTACCCAATAACCCATTAGAAGCGGCATCAAAAAAAGAAGGCTTCAATAGGCAGTCTCCTAATTTCCAAAAAGGTGGTGTTTATTCTGGAAAATTAAAACCTGGAGAGTTTGTTGTTGTTGCTAAAGGAGAAAATAAATTTATACCTAGTGCAAGTTTTCAAAACAGAAAAACTTTTGAAAAAAGTGGTGGAATTTCAACTTTAAAACCAGATTCAAGAGATTTATCTAATTTTAATTTATATAAAGTAAATGAAAAAGGAGAGTTAGTAAAACAAAATTGGAACAATTATAAAACAAGTAAAAATGCCATTCAAAAGTCAAAAACAACGAGCATGGATGTACGCCAATCTTCCGGAGATGGCAAAACGATGGGAAAAGGAAACAAAGGGACCACTACCCAACAGAGCACCCAAGAAAACCAAGATGCGTCTCAAACGAAATCGGAAGAGAAAGTAACTAAAGAAGAGCAAGAAGATATTGACGCCTTTTTTGGTCAAGAGGTTGGGTTAGAGGTTGAATCTATTTCTGACAACTTATCTATAAACCGTCAACAAAAAGATGGTAGTAAGGTTAAAGACACTAAATTAAGCACACAAATCATAAGAAGAGCCAAGTTAGCTGCAAAAGCTATAAAAAAAATTGCTCCAAATGTAAAAATGGTGCTACACCAAACAACAGAAGAGTTTGAAAAGTTTGCACCTAAAGGAAATGGATATTATAATCCAAACACTAAAGTAATTCATATAAACTTAGCAACTGCAAAAAATAAAACTGTAGCTCATGAGGTATTTCATGCAGTGTTTTTAGAAAAAATTGCCGGCGGTGACAAAGGTGCAATAGCAGCAGCCGACAGATTAATTAAATCTGTAAGAAAAAGTTTGCCTAATGATTCTATGTTAGCAAAACGAATGGATGCATTTGCTAATAAATATAAAGACAGTGCGTTCCAAAATGAGGAAAGAGTAGCTGAGTTGTTTTCTTTAATGGCTACAGAGTACAAATCTTTAACTAAACCTGCTAAAAACAGAGTAGTTGAGTTTATTAAAAGTGTAGCAAAAAAATTAGGTATAAAAATTTCTAATGATTTTACAAGTTCTGATGAAGCTGTTATTGATTTTTTAAATACATTTTCTAAAAAAGTACAGTCTGGTGAAGAAGTAGTTGAGTCTGACTTAACTGCATTAGATGAAATAAATGAGCAACTAGCTCAAGATGGTACTGCACCAATTGGTAATCCAACTGAAATAAATAAACCTCAAGAGGGGAGGCAGTCTAAAATAAAGTTTAATGATAGTTATCCTTTATCCTTAGTTACTCCAGAAAATAAAATAGATATAAATAGTCTTATTGATAATATTTCTAACAAAAAACAAAAAGTTTGGTTTTGGGTTGCAGATCAGTTAGGGCTAGGTAATGTAGATGGAATTGAAATGGATGCTGGACCAAGTTTTTCTTTACAACCAGAAAACTTAAAGAAAAAAACTATATGGGCAAGTGGTTTAGATAATTCAAAATTAAGCAAAAACATAGATGCAGCCGATTATATTTTTATTATAAGTGGATCACCTGAAACTAGTAAATTGTTTAATAAAAAAGTATTTGATAGATATATTAAAGATTTAGGTGATTATGCAAAATTTAAAAAAGATGCATTAGCAACTAATCCAACAAAAGCAATAAGAGATAGTCTTGAAGAATTTGATAGTTGGTCGGCAATGAGAAAAAGTCCAAAAAGAAAAAACTTCTTAATAGCTCTAAACGAACAAAGCAGAAAGCCTAACACTAAATTTCATGCATTAATTAATAATTTAGGAGGATTTGTAAGTGCTCAATCTTTAAGAGATGGGTTTTACAGAGATAATAATTTTGCTCAAAATGATATAATGATGGTGTTAAAGCCAACAGGATTAGGAGGTAAATCAAATCATTCTACTTATTCTACAGACATCTTAGGGGATGTTGTGGGAGTTCCAGATGCAAAAATAAATGCTAGAGAAATAGTTCCAGAAAATATAAAAAAGAAAATAGAGGGAACAAATATTTCAGTGCAAACTTCTAGTATAGCTCCTTATGGCGGTTCTACTCAAACAGCAGTAAAAACCATCACTAAACCTCAAGAGGGGAGGCAACAAAGAGATACACTCGCTGAGATAAATGTGTTTTATAATATGAATAACAGTGGCTTTTTTAGTCCACAAGTCGATACATATAGATTACAAAAAGAATTAGATGCTTTAAACCAAGGTTATAAACTAAGACAGGCACCATACAATCAGTATGGTCAAGGTGGTGGATACTCTATATATGACTCTAGAGGTAAAAGAGTAAGACCACCTAAAGACAGTGAGTATAGACAGGGTAGGCAACAGAAGATGGATAAAGAAAACGACCTTCTAAAAATTATTGTTATAGGTAGGGAACAAGGTGGATTTAAAGATGGTGCTATTAAAGATTATTTAAAAAGAAGAAAAAAAGAAGTAAATGGCAAGTTAGTTCCTGCATATTCTGCAGCAGAAATAAACAATGCTATGGAGGTGGTTGAAGGATACAATGAAGATAAATATTTATTTAAATCATTTCCTAAAAGTTTTAACAACATAGAGGGAGGTTTTTTAGCTGGTCTAAAATTGTTAAAAAAGGTAAATGCATACTACAAAAGACTTGTAACAAATAACGAAAAAAAGAAATCTGTAGCTGTTAAAGGCACACCATTAACTGAAGAACAGATAAGAGAAAAAGTAATAGAGTATTTTGTTAATTTAAAAGAATATCAAAATGAAGGTGCTCAAGGTAATAGGTTGACTGCACAACAAATGGCTATGGAAAAAGATTTGTTAGAATTACTTTTACCCGATCCATTAAAAGCTAACCCACAAAGAATTAGAGCTATAAACAAAAGAATTAGAGAAATAAAGTTTGATGAAAAGAATTTAAAAAAGGTACAAATAGCATTAAGAAATTATATAAGATCGGTTCTTCCAAGAGATTTATATACTCCAGGTGAAATTGATAACTTAATTAATAAAGTAAATAGAATTAATAAAGAAAATTTTGACTCTGTTAAAAATGAGGTGTTTAAAATTGTCACTACTAAAACAAATAAATCTTTACAGGAATCTATATTTGATATATTGAACAAGAAGTATCAAACAATTCAGTCTGGTAGACTAAAAGGAGTAACAGTTGACAACGAAACTAGAAAAAAAATAGAAAGAATTAATGCAATGGTAGTAAACCCTAAAGCTACCGCTGATGAGATTATGAAAGCTAATGAAAAGCTTTTAAAAGAATACAACAAAATAACTCAAGAAGAGGTTGATATAGATAAATCTTTTGTGTTTTCTAAAAACACAAGTGAAAAAAGGACACAAGTTAAAAGCAGTTTAGATGAAGATGCATTGAGTAGATTGGCAGAAATTACTACAGCTATGCAAATAAACAATTCATTTTTAGCAGAAATGAACGATCCAAATAAAACCACTTTATTGTCTAATGTATTAAATTCTCTAAATCAAATGCAAGAGACTGGTAGAGCAAACTTAGAATATGTTCTTCTTAATGATGCAATTACTTACAGAGAAAATGAAAGGAAAGTTTTTAGAGAGATGACTGGCATAAATTTAGATGCAAAACAATCTTTAATAGACCAAGGAGTTTCTGAAAATGAAATAACAGAGGGAATGATTAATGTAGAGTTTAATAGACTTAAGCAAGATGTATCAATCGACGCTAAAAGAAAGGGTGGATTAAGACCTCCTACAGTCAGAAAAAGATTTCAAAACATAATTAATAAAATGTTAAACAGTTTTGATCGTAATGTATTTGCATCAGCTGAAGATTTAACAGGCTTAATAGATAGAATTGTAACTCAACCAGGTGAATTATTTGAAGGTGACACACAGACGATTGTACAAAAAGCAGTAAGAGAAGCTACTAGAATGTACAAGGCTAGGATGATGGGACAGAAGGATATTTTTGAAAATAAAATGACTGAATTGTTTGGCAAAAGATGGTTAAAAAACAACGCTAAAAACTCTCAACAGACTGAGATTATAATAATTAGTCAAGCTAAAAATGACCAACTAGTAAAAGAAAAGGAAAAGGTATTGGCTGATAAATCTTTAACAAGTGGTGAAAAAACAGCAAAAGTAAAAGGATTAGATGAGGCAATAGATACTAATACTATTTATATAAGTCAAAATCAGTTGATGTATTACTACTCTCAAATGCAAGATCCTTCGCTTCAAGAAAGTTTTATAAATACTTTTGCACCTACTGGTAATTATAAAAATGAATTTGAGTCTAGAATAAGAAAAGAGTTAGAGGATAAGTTAGATCCTAGATTAAAAGAATTTTCTAGTTGGATGATAAATGACTACTACCCATCTTTATATAATCACTACAACGAAACATATAAACAGATTTACCGAACAGACATGCCTTGGAATCAATTTTATGCAGGTAGAGTTTATAGAAAAAATGCCAATGATTCTGAAGGTTTAGATTTATTAGCTGACAGTAATAATTCTTGGATGACAAATGTAGGTGCTGCAAGTTCTAAAGTTAGATTACAGAACTCTAATCCAATCTCAATGGTTGATGGTATGGATGCTCTAATTAATTATACTAAAGATATGGAGTACTTTGCTGCTTATGCAGTTCCAGTAAGAAATATTAATAAAATATTTACATCTCCTGCTATTAAAGAAACAATTCAAGAAAAGTATGGTAAAGATGTGTGGCAATATATTAATGATTCGATAGAAAAAATTGCAAACAAGGGTGTGCAGAATCAAGGTGAAACTAAGGTTATAAATTTATTTAACAATACATTTTTATTATCTCGCCTTGGATTAAACCCAACTCTTACTTTAAAACAGTTGACTTCATTTGTAACCTATGGAAATGAAATAGGTTATATGAACTGGGTAAAAAACAGTGCAATAAGTTTAGCGAGTATAAAAACAAACTTCAGAGAAGTTATGGACAACTCTATAATTTTACAAGATAGATATGGTAAACCTATAACTAGAGCTGTAGAAAATTATTCTGACAGTAAATTTGAAGAACTTAATGCTAGAGATTTTTCTAATTTTGGTTTAGGTAAACAAAATTTAGATAAAATATCAAAAGTATTAATGTTTACAACTATGACTGGTGATAAGGGTGCAATCTTAATTGGTGGTATACCTAACTATGTGTATTATAAAAACCAGTATAAAAAGAAAAACCCTAATGCATCTAAACAAGAAGTAATTGATTATGCAATAAGAAAGTTTGAACAAGATACATTAAGAACTCAACAGTCTTATGACCTACAAGACAAAGACTACTTTCAAAGCAAAGGCTCTATGGTTAGAGCATTCAATATGTTCTTGACTACACCAAAACAATACTTTAGAAAAGAAATTATTGCAATGAGAAACATATATAGACTCGCATCGAGTGGAGGGTTTCTGTCTGCAAAAAACGCTAAATCAGGTAGAGGAACAATGTTCCAAAATTTACGAACACTAGGTGTTTATCATGTGGTTATGCCGGTATTCTTTCAATGGGTATCTTCTGGTTTTCCTGGATTAGCAAGAGGCTGGGATGATGAAGACACTGATGACATTGCTTTTGCAGCTATGCTTGGTAATTTAAATGCATTGTTTATATATGGTAAAATAGCTGAGACAATAGTAGATGCTGCTGCGGGTAAGCCATGGGTAAGCAAACCATCAACAATTCCAGTATTAGGGCAAATAGCTTTACTGGGTGATTTATATGTGAGAATGAATAATGCTACATCCCCTGAAAAACAAAAAGAACACTTTAATAAATTAATGGCTGAGTTAGTGGCTACTACTGGTATACCAGCTCCACAGCTAAAAAGGTTTTATGAAAATTGGAGTCAATTAGATAAAAGTAAAAGTTTTGGAGACTTTGTTTTAAAACTATTTAACTTCTCTCAATATGCTCAAAAGAAAAAGAAAAAAGGTGGAGGATTGACTAAAGCAGAACAGAAAAAATATTTTCCAGATTTATTTCCAGATGATTTAGAAGGAACAAATGAGGCAAGTGAAATAAAAAAAGAACAAAGAAGATTAAGACAAGAACTTTTAGATGATATGTTTTAATTAAACTTCATCAGACAATGACTGAATTAAATCAGCCATAAGTTTACAAACTTTTTGCGCCTTGGCTTTTGCTTCGTTGTGATCTCTCTCCATTAAGTCTTCATATAATTCGGTGATGAGGTTGTGTGAGTTGTTTGTCACAAAGTTAATATGCTTAATCGCACTCACATCGTCTTGAGATATACCGTTCATTTTTTTTTACCCATCTATACCAAATATAAAAAAATTTTAGTAAGATTCAAATGTCAGTACCTAATTCTTGGTTTATTTTAGCGATATGAATTTCTAGTCTACTAATCTCTTTAAGCAATCCTAACATGTTATGTGCAGATATAGGGATGCGTCCACCATTAGGATTATAGGTCCCAGGATAACAACAATTAATAATTAAAAATTGATATAAATTTCTTTTATATGATTTGAAATATTCTAAATCTTCGACTTTGTATATCATTTTCTAGGTTTTATGTATGAATTTAAACATATCAAATCTAAATATTCATTCATATTTATTAATGATAAGTCTGTAAGTGTTAAATACTCTCCATGTGTTTTCATCACTTCAACAGCAAAAGTAATAGGTTCATTATAATAATGTACTACACCACCTAACACATAAGTAGTAAAATTATTAGGAGAAATATCTCTTAGATTATCTTGTATAAACAAAGCTATTTTTATAGCGATAGGTTCTTCTATCTCTTCTAGTGAGGTTACAAAGTTATCTTCTACTTCATAGCCTCTATCCTTTATGTACCTCGGTTCTAAATCCATATTCTTCTAATTCTTTTAATCTATACTTCTGTAAAACTGACACCTTACCTTTCGGAGTTTTAACTTCCGAAAACAATACTTCACAGTTCGGAGGTATTGCAAGTAAATCAGGTATCCCATTTTTATTAGTCTTAATTAATTTAAGCACATAATATCCTTCAGCCTCTAGTTCTTTTATTCTTTTGCTTTGTATTTGTTGCTCTGTCATTTTTATAATCTAAATAAAAGCCTATAGCTACAATCACATTCATTCCTATTGAAGATACTAACTCAATTAAGTCATGAAAACTATGAATTGATAAATGTATGTGCCCTACAATCCAAAAAGGTATTGCTAAGTTCTGGCTTATCCAAATAAGAGTAAACTTAATAAACCTCATATTACAAATTTAGTAAATCCTTTTTGAAATGATTAAGGGTGTAATCTTTCTTCTTTATAACACTCTTGTATATGTCATCCTCAATACCACCCTCAGAAAATACCCAGTATATTTTATTATACAACCTATCTTTTGTGGTCATTCTGTCTCTTGATTGCCAGTAACTTGTAGCACTAAAGTCTATATTGTAATATACCAAGGCTTGTGCATTTTTTAAACTTATACCCTCTCTTCCTGAAACTATTTGTAGTGCAATACTTTTATTAGTAGTGTTAAACTCTTCTAGTTCTGTACACAAACCTTTACGATATACTTTTTTTAAAGCATTTAACTCTTCTTTAAACTTATAAAATATAGCAATCTTTTTACTTCTAAATTGTTTTCTGATAAATTCTGCCTTAGATAAATCTATAACCATAGACTCTCCACTTTCAAATTTAACTGTACCAGAATACAGTTGATGTAATTTTGACATAAGCTTTACTGCTGTGTCTGCCAATATTACATTCTCCGATCCTTCAACAACCCTATCTTTGGTAAGCCTTCTTACTAATGATTTTATCACACTAGTAAGTGGAACATGTAAAACTTCTTCATCAGTGTTAACTTTAAACCCAGCTTCTTTCTGAGTATATGCAATTGTATATGGTTTCATATCATCGAGTATTGATTGTAACCCATGACTCCAGTCATTTATAGTCATGGCTCCTATTTTTTTTTGTTTAACTTGTACATATTGTTTAGCAAACTTGTAAAAACTTTTATATTGATTAAAAGGATTATTTCTAATAGCATAAACCTGGTGGTACATTTGTGAGTAAGATTCTGGTGTTGGTGTACCAGATAAAAGAATTACATATGGATTATGTTTTAATATAAACTCTTTAACTGTCTTGGCTCTAAGGCTAGGTTTTGGAAATGCACCCATCGAATGTGCCTCATCACAAACTATTAAGTCCCACTTTGTCTCATGAGACACTTTATGTAGGCTTTCGTAATTTATTATAGTAATATTATAGGAAGGATTAAGCATATCATAATCTCCTTGTATACTGGAGATTGCTTTTTTCTTTGTAATAAATAAGAGGTTATGAACTGGAAGAGCAAGACTCATAGCCAAACTTGTCAAGGTTTTACCAGTCCTAACCTCCATAGCAAGATACAAAAATCCATGTTTTTTTAAAACCTCTGTACCTTTTTCTACGATGTCAGATTGATATTGTCTTAATTTCATATTATGTCTTTGCATTTATTAACCACTGCTTGAACAACATCTACAGTCACTGCATTCCCACACATCTTATATCTTTGAGTGTTGCTTACCTTTTTAGTCACCCCATCATATATACCATACTCAGTCCAGTTATCAGGAAATCCTTGTAGTCTTTCACACTCTATAGGTGTCAGTCTTCTTATAGATTCATTTTCTATTATGCCATTGGGTTCAGAGGACCTTAAAGTAAATGCATCCTCACCATCAGATTTAACTGCATTACCAAATTTATCTGAATTGCCTAGTTGTGTTGGCACAACTATACTATCTAATGGACTTGTTGTTACTGCATTAGCCACATTATCTTTTCTTGTTTCTAAATCTTTACCATTATCTCTTGTTCTCAATGCACCAGATAAAACTAAAGGAGGCATGGTGCTAATATCTTTTTCACTGTGTCTTCTTGCAGATAGACAAGGGCTATCACCCTCAGTTCTTATTCGTAGTCCTTCATCATTTCTGTAGTCTGCAGCTCTTACTATCTTAGGATCTTTATAGTCTCTTGACAACAAAGCTGGTGCAGTATCTTTAAAACCAAACTCTCTTTCAGAAAAGTTACTTACCTGGGCTACTCCTTTTTGTATTCCTTGAGTCTTGCTTGAGCTGATTTCGATAGGAAAAACTCCTTTCCAATCTCTTGGGGGGTTTGCAGAATATCCGACAAGGTAGATTCTCTCTCTGTTTTGGGGTAGAAACCACGATGTATTACACAATTGCCATTCAAGTCTATAACCCCCAATGTTGGTAAAGGCTTGGAGGATTGCCGCAAAATCTCTGCCATCGTTTGAGCTGAATGTTCCTTTAACATTTTCCCAGATAAAAATTCCTGGTCGGCATTCATCAATGAGTCTAATCGCTTCAAGGATAAGGCTCGATCTATCTCCTCCCATCCCTTTACGATTTCCAGCGACACTAAAGTCTTGGCAAGGGCTTCCAAAGGTGATAGCGTCAATTTTTGGTAACTGTGTTCCTCGAACATCTGTAACTGATCCGACATACTTACTATTTTTAAAATTATATTTATACACTGCAATGGCATGAGCATCAACTTCTGAAAAGAAAGTTTTAACTTTATAACCCGCTTTTTCAAAACCTTTGTGAAATCCACCAATTCCTGAAAAAAGGTCTAAAACAGTGATTTTCTTCATATTTTCTAAAATTCGGCTTTCATAGATGCGTTCTAAGAGACTTTCTCATAGTTAGTGATACCTACATACCCCTAAAAATCTATTTTTCCATTTTCTTCTATTTTCTGTGCATTTCTGAATACTATCCATCTACCTCCTGCTTCTCTTCCTTCTTCAGGATCGCACTTGTGCTTGTACTGGTTGTAAGCAGTTAACCATTTATAGAACCTAGTCCTTGACACTGTCATTTTAGACTTAGGTGCAAAGTCTGGATTGTCTTCAATAAAATCAAAGTACAAGTCTTGTTTAAATATTTTTGTATTGGTTGCTAACATTTTGTTCAAAGGCATTCCATCCAGTATACCACACCATTCTATAAACTCATGACATGTTTCGGCAGATAGCCTTCTAATCTTCAAGTTAACAAATTCACTCTTAACTAAACCATCTCTTAGGTAAAGCTGAAGACACTCAATCATAAAATTATCAAAAGCACACCACTCATCATCATTCCATTCTCCGAACATAAGTTTACCAAACTCTTTTACTGGAGTATGCTCTCTAGTATAATGTTGTGCTAATTCTAACTCCCACTTTCTTCGTTCAAATGATGAGCCTTTACCTCTAATTGCATAGTTTGTAGTTATTGCAACCTTTGGAGATTTAGAAAAAGGAATCTTTATAGCATCTTTGTTTTTCTTTTCCAGTGTTAATCCCTCAGTAACAACTGAGAATAATCGTTCAAAGTTAAAATGCTTACTTACATCATCAAAACATAATATTTGTGTGTCTGCACTTACTAATTGATAGGCGAATGATTTCTCAAAATTAAAAGACTTACCATCTATTACAACAACCTTCTTCATGTGTGACAAAGCATTTATAAATAAACCCTTACCAGTACCACCTTCAGGAGAATCAGATATTTGTTCATCATTAAGTATTGTAGCTGGGCTATACGATAAATTTTTCCATGCATGTAGCAAATATCCTATTGTAGACCTCATTGAATTGACTCTACTCTCATCCTTACCACATATATTAGTAATAAAACTTTTATAGTCACACTCATTAGACTCACATGAAACATAAGTTCTGTCTATTACATGGTCCTTCCAAACATATCCACCTAAATCTAGGTAGTCTATTGGTGTAACACTATTGTGTGTAACCTTTACTGCACCAGATTTATAATATAAGTATGCAGTATTCTTATTGTCTTCAATAAAATACACATCAATAGAAGATAATAAAGTTAAAAACTCTTCTCTAAAATATCTTGTATGCTCTGCAAAGTAATTATAAACTGTCAAATCATCTATTTCTAACAAGTAGTTAAGAATAAAATCTTTAATCTCTTTTTCTGATGTGTGGTCTATAAGGTTGTTTGTAACCCTTACAAATACATAACTTCTACTGCCTTCAGGATTAAATTTATAAAAACCATTCTCTTCTAAGAAACTTTTAAAAGATATGTGTACAATTTTTATAACTCCTTTATCATTCTTTGTCCAGAACTTACTATTAGATTGCTCATCCTCGAGTCTGACTAAAACATTCTCTATTGTGCCGACCTCAACATCAGACTCTTCAAGCTGGGATCGGATTTCTTTTTTTGATACACCTCTTTTTAACTTCTCTCTAACTAAGTTAACCTTGTCTTCATCCTCATAATACTTTGTACCAAAGTTTTGTTTTTGTGCATATGCAGAAGATATAGTCCTCTTAATTTCTGTAGCACTAAAATTTTGACTAGAAAAACTATTCATGACATACTCTGCTAGAGTCTGGTTAACACCAAAATCATTAAATGCTGCGGCCAATATATAGATGTTTTGATTTCTCTGACCTTCTATCATTGGGTACTTCTTTTGCCACCACTTAGTTAAAATGTCAACTATTTTATTCTCATCTGTTACTGGTATGGTAGGGATATCTACATGTTTTATAACCTCTGTATACTCTTGCTCTACAATTTTATCCCATGTACTTGAATTAGCATTAACATAAAGTAATGGATCATAAGACTCATAACAAACTCTAGATATGTTTTTACAAGTTTTATCGAAATACTCTGAGTTTACATGATGTTGCAGACTTAAGAAATAATTTTTATGATTTTCTGGCTCTTTAGGAATTTTAACAACTGCCTTTAATCCTTTGCCACTAGGTGAAATAAACAAAGCAAATATATATTTGTTTTTACTTAGCCTTTCTTTTTCCTGAAGCATGTCTTTGTTAGTCTTATAACCATCAAAGTCTAAACATATTAAGCCACTGTGACTCTGTAGTGAGGAATCATTTCTTTTTGTGAATGTCCCACTGAAACAAATGGCCGGGAGTTGTTGTTTTAATAAGTTTCTTTTTTCTTTGTCTTTCTCAGCTCGGATTCTTTTAACTAAATCTTTTGATGAGCCTTCTTGTATTCTTTTTAAGATAACATCGACCTTTCTATAGAATGGTTGTGCTGTTTCTTTAATATCTTTAAAGATGGTGATGTCCATTTGATGTCGATTTAATTTAATTTAATTTTAACTTTTACTCTGTTATGTCAATTATGTCAATATTTAATAATATATAATAATATAAAAAAATATAATACTAATTGTTATTATAGTGGTCTATAGTAAATTTTTTTTGTCATTTGTCATTTGACAAAAGAGCAGAGAAGAGAAACCACACTCTTCTCATACCCTATTGTCTTGATTGTGAGTTAGTGTGGCTTTCGCCTCCTATTTCTCACACCCAAACACACTAAAATGGAAGATCAGGACTAACCTCTTCTTCTTTCTTTGCTACTGGTGGAGCTGGCTTTTGTTCTTTAGCCTCTGGCTTCCACTCATTAATAGTCACATAGTGAGACTTACCATAATCATCTACACCATCTCTGTTTCTATTAACTTTTAGTTTAGTATACCATTTTCCTTCATACTGGAAACGGTGTTCTTGTGGTATTTCAGAAAGACAGACTGATATTTCTATCAAGCCACCATCAAACTTTTCAACACCTTTACCTACTTTAATGTAGTTCTTTTTAGTTGCTTCACTCATTTTTTACAATTTTAATGTTTTGTTCCAAAAATTTTCTTGTTACAGAAAGAATTTGTCTTCTTTCCTTCCAACTACTACAAGTGTTTGGAACATCCACTTGTAAGTGAGTTGGTCTTGTTTTCTTTTTATATAGGTTATATAATTTGCTTATCAATAAATGTGTTAACATCATGAGTTGCCTTATCACCGAAAAATTTCTCATAAATTCTAGTTGCTTGTTCTACTTTTAACTTACCTCTTTCAATAGTGTCGGCAGAAACAGGTCTCATTGACAACCTCATTGTCTGCTTGTCAATTACAAGAAACAACATTGGTTTATTAAATAATCTTTGGTATATATAGCTTTGAGCATCATAATTATAAGTAAAAAATGAGTATCTAAACTTTGTCATATCTGATGTAGTCTTTAAATCAATGACTGCACCATCACTATAGTCTATAACTTGCTCATTACCATCTTGGTCCTCTGCTATAACTTGAAAAGCAGAGTCAGTTACAATATCAGCTTTGCCTTTCCACATATTATTCATTATAGATTCTGTGCCAGGAACTTCAAAATTGTTGTCTCTACTATATATAATAGAACTCATTTCTAGACTATCCTTCATAGTAGCCACTAATTTGTCTAAATGCTCTTGCTCTTTTCTAAGCAAAAGTATTTCGCCTGGAGGACAAACTTCTTTGTATGCTTTAGTTGACCTAGATGCTACATCTACTATTTCATACTCTTTAATTCTATCTGGCTCAAGCATTGCAGTATGAAAGTAAGAACCTTCAATCAATGCTTTAGACTTTAAAGTGTCTTGCTTGAATAAATTAGGAGTAGTAAATAATACTCTGATGTCTGAGTATGATAAAAACTGCTTACCATAGTCACCATAATAATTGATGTCATCTTGGAGTTTATCCAAGACTATTGCTTGTGGATCCATAGGGCTATACATGTTTTTTAATTTCTACTTTTACATCATCACCTATTGTGTATCCACCTTCTAAGACTTCTATTATTTTTGGCAGACCTAATTCTTTATTCTTAGCAATCCATCCTAGGACCACATCCCACTTTTCATCCTCAACTTTTAAAGTCCATTTACCTTCTTTCTTGGTTTTTTTAATAACCTTAGTAGGTTTGTTTTGATTAGCTATAGCATTACCTACTTCATCTGCACTTGCTACAGATGTATCTAATCCTATACCTAAATTACCTAATGCTCTTCCCCAAGCTGAAGTCTCTGCATTTTCTACATAACTTGTTTTATTTATAAATGTAGAATTTTTAGACTCTTCGGCTAAACCTGTAGCTAAGATTCTATCTTTATCATCTTTTATAATAGCCATGACTAGTATTGATGATTCTGTTTTCTCTATAACTTCTGTAGTTAGAGAATACTTAGGATATGTGGCTCTGAAATACTTAAGTCTTTCATGAACTTCAACATAATCCTTACCTTTAATTTTAATTGATTTTAATTTATTCATAATTGTGATTTAGATTTAATTTGATTTAATTTTCTTTTATAATTAGTGAACTTAACCATGATAGCCTCTCTTCTGTTTTTTAAATTCTGAATGTGCTTATCGTTTTTTCTGGTGTTTACTTCCTTTTTAATTCTTTCTTTAATAATGTCTAGTTTATACTGACAATTACTTAATGCTAACAAGATTACTCCAACCTTCCACCCATGGATATAAAAAAAGTCATACTCATCTTTAGTGCAGATTCTAAAATAGTCTCCACCCTTACCCATATTAAGTATCTCTATCCTATCAGTAAACTTTTGGATTTTACAACCTTTGTTTATTATAGACTCTCTATTGCTAAATTCTGTAATGATAGCTCTAGGATCTTCTTTGGCTTCATTATATATCTCAATCAGAGTTCGCATCATTTGTGGCTTGGTCTATAAAATTTTTATAATCGGAATCTTGTTCAATCATTTTCTTGGCTTGATTGTAGCCATACATAATA